ATGAGGGCGCTCGCCCGGCACGGGCCGGACATCCTCCCCGCCACCGCGGCCTTGCGGGAAAGCCTGCAGGAGATCGGCGCCGATGGGCGCTTCTCCGGCTATGCGAGCCTTTTCGGCCGGCGCGACATGGCCGGCGACATGGTCATGCCGGGCGCCTTCGCGAGTTCTTTGAAGGCGCGCGGGGCGGCCGGCATCCGCATGCTCTTCCAGCACGATCCGGCCGAGCCGATCGGCGTCTGGGAGGAGATTGCCGAGGATCGGCGCGGGCTTTTCGTGCGCGGACGGCTGACGCTCGACGTGGCGCGGGCACGCGAGGTGCATGCGCTGCTGAAGGCGGGCGGGCTCGACGGGCTGTCGATCGGCTACCGCACGCTGCGCGGGCGCAAGGACCGGCGGGCCGGCATCCGGCGTCTCTACGAGATCGATCTCTGGGAGGTCTCGATCGTCACCTTTCCGATGCTGACGGAGGCACGCATCGTCTCCGTCAAGACAAGCGAGGCGGGGCTTTCCGCAAGGTTTTTGGACGCCGCGCGGCGCCTGACACCTGCCCGGCCGAAAGCTGCTGGACCGAAAGCTGTTGGGCCGAAAGCTGCCCGGATTGCCGGCGGAAGACCGGCCTTTTCCTGAACACGCGAAACCAAGAGGACGAAATGACGATGTCTGCCCGAACGGCCGAGCTGCGCCCGGCGCTGGAAAACAAGATGCATGGCGATCCCCTCGCCGAGACCAAGGCGGGGCCGACGCCTGAAGTGGGCGCCGCCTTCGACGAGTTCATGAACGCCTTCGAGGCCTTCAAGGAAGCCAATGACGAGCGGCTCGGCGAGATCGAGCGGCGCCTTGCCCCCGATGTCGTCACCGAAGAGAAGGTGGCGCGCCTCAACGACGTGCTCGACCGGCAGGAAAGGGCGATCGAACGCCTGACGATCGAGGGGCGGCGGCCTCGGCTTTCCGGCGGCACCGGGGCGGAGCCGCGTCTGGAACGCGCCGGCGCCGATCTCTCTGGCCATGGCGCTGCCTTCTCCCGCTACCTGCGGGCGGGCGAGACCGCGGCTCTTGCACGGCTCGAGCGAAAGGCGATGGCGATCGGCACCTCCGATGGCGCCGATGGCGGCTATCTGGTGCCGGACGAGACGGAAGCGGAGATCGGCCGCAGGCTTGTCGAGGTGTCGCCGATCCGTGCCATCGCGAGCACGATCACCGTGTCGGGCAGCCTCTACAAAAAGCCGTTCGCGGTGAGCGGGCCGGCGACCGGATGGGTCGGAGAGAGCGAGGCGCGGCCGGAGACGGATACGCCGGTTCTCGACGCGCTCGAATATCCGGTGATGGAGCTTTATGCGATGCCCGCGGCGACGGGCGCGCTTCTCGACGATGCGATCGTCGATCTCTCCGCCTGGCTGGCCGGCGAGGTCGATCAGGCCTTTGCTGAACAAGAGAGCGCGGCCTTCGTCAATGGTGACGGCAACAAGAAACCGACGGGATTTCTCGCCGTGCCGAATGTCGCCGAAAGCGCCTGGGAATGGGGCAAGCTCGGCACGCTTTCGACCGGGGTGTCAGGCGGCTTTCCCGCCGACATGCCGAGCGATCTTCTCATCGACCTCGTCTATGCGCTGAAGGCCGGCTATCGCCAGAACGCCCATTTCGTCATGAACCGGCGCACCGAGGCGGCGGTTCGAAAATTGAAGGACGCCGACGGCAATTATGTCTGGGCGCCGCCGGCGGGTCTCGGCAGCCGCGCCACGATCATGAATTTCCCGGTCGTGGAAGCCGAAGACATGCCCGACATCGCCGCAGGCTCTCTGTCGATCGCCTTCGGTGATTTTTCGCGCGGCTATCTGATCGTCGATCGCCAGGGCATCCGCATCCTGCGCGATCCCTATTCGGCCAAGCCCTACGTGCTTTTTTACACCACGAAACGGGTCGGCGGCGGCGTCCTCAATTTCGAAGCGATCAAACTTGTCAAGTTTAGCGCAAGCTAGGCGTGCGAAGAAGGGTCGTCACCGACCTGAGGGTGCTGCCCTCATGTGATCCGGGGTCCCGCTCCTGCACCCCCATCCTCCGACGGGGCCCCGGCCTGCGGCCTGCCTTCGGGCAGGCCGCTCCTTTTTTCCCCAAGGTGACATATGCAACGCATTCTTCTGGAAGGGCCGGAGGTGGAGCCCGTGTCGCTCGCCGAGGCGAAGGCGCATCTGCGCGTCGAGCACGAGGCCGAAGACGAGCTCATCTCCGCTTATCTTGTTGCCGCGCGCGTGGCGCTCGAAGGCGATCTCCGAAAAGTTCTGATCGCCCAAGCATGGCGGCTGGTCCTGACGGAACGGCCGCAAGGCGGACGTCTGCGCCTGCCGATCCGCCCGCTCCTGTCGGTGGATCGGGCGCGGCTCATGACGGCTTCAGGCGAAAGGCTCCTCGAAGAGGACGAGATTTCGCTTGGGGGCGCGGCGGACGAGCTCCGGCTCGACACGAGGCTTTGGGGCATGATCCGGCTTCAGATCGACGTCACCGCGGGTTTCGGCGAGAGTGCAGCCGAGGTGCCGGCGCCCTTGCGCCAGGCGATCCTGTTGCGCGCCGCCCATTGGTACGAGCATCGCGGCGCAGCACTCGAAGCGGATGGGCCGGGCGCGCTGCCGGCGGGCTACGAGCGGCTGATCGCGCCATTTCGCGAACTGGTGCCGGCATGAGCGCGGCGCGCCGGACGGGGATGCGGTCCGGAATGCGAGCTGTGACGCGACCTGTGACCAGGCCGGGCCGGCTCTCCCAGCGCATGGTCTGGGAACGGCCGGTAACCGCGCCCGACGGGCTCGGCGGCGAAACTGCCACCTATCTGCCGATCGGGCATGTCTGGGCCGATCTCCGACCCGGAACGGCCCGCGAGGTGGCGCTCGGCGAAGGACGGGTCGGCGAGGTGACACATGAGATTTTCGTGCGGCGCGAGGTGGGGCTTCTGGCCGGCGACCGGCTGCGGCTCGGCGCGCGGGGTTTTCTCTGCGTCATCTGCCACGATCCCGACGCGAGCGGCCGCTTTACCCGCATCGAAGCCGTGGAGGAGGTGTGATGGGCGCCGAAGAGGCCCTGCAGCGGGCGATCTATGAACGGCTTGCGGGCGATGCGGCGCTGACCGCCCTGATCGGCGCCGACAAGGTCTTCGATCATGTGCCGCGGAATATGAGCGCGCCTTACGTGCATCTCGGCGAGATGGAGGTGACGCCCGTGGCCGCCGGCAGCGGTGCGGAGACGAAGCTCGTCGAGATTATCTTTTCGCTCGTCGCCTTTTCGCGCGGTCGCGGCCGCCGCGAGACGCTCGGGCTTGCCGCGGCTTTGCGCGATTTGCTGCATGACGCCGATTTCGCGCTCGCCGGCTTCACGCTCGTCGGCTGCCGCTTCGTCCAGATGAAGACGAGCGGCGCCGGCGAGGCGAGCGGCCGGCGGGCGGTGCTGAAATTTCGCGCGGTGGTGGAGGAGGCGTGAGGGTGGGATATAGACGTGTTGAAAGATCAAGCCTTCATGGAGCAGTTCTTGCGATGGCGTCTGTGGCGATGTGGGTCATTCACCGGGACTGAATGGATCATGTAACTCTGTATGCAACGAGAAGTATGCAGGGTCGCATGGCACGGAAGCCGAAAGAAATCGGGACACTTGCCCACCTTGCGCATGCCCTGGCTGAGTTTGGTAGCCGGCTCGGAAGAGATACTCTCGTCTTCGTCGTTCTCGCGGTTGGTGCTTTTGGAGCGATGTCTCTCGGCGCCGACGAAAAGGCCGTCGCGTATGTCGCGACGCTTCTCCTGCTGGGCTGGCTTGTCAATAAATTGGTCAACGCCTACCTTCGCGAGCGCGAGGCCGCGCGCCGCCTGTTGCAACTCAGGCAAGAGCGCGGCGTTAAGCTTTTGGAGAAATACTCCGAGAAGCAGGCACGCTTTCGCTTCAAAGGAGGCAAGTCTTCATCCGAGACAGAGAGTCGAGACAATGACTGAGATGATCGGAGAAGCGTTGTTCCGGGACGTTGGAATCTGGTTGCCGCTTCTGGTCGCCCTTATCGTGGCTGCCTACTGGAGAGTCTGGCGGCTGGAGCAACGGGCAGACGTTCTCGATCTCGCGCGAGAGGCGAGCGAAGACTTTTACGATATGGCTGAAAGCGTGCTCTCCGACCCTGCGGCACCGGAAGAGGTCAAGCGGGCGCTGTACGATGTTGCGCGCGCGGTGACGGAACAGGACGCCGGCCACGAAATCTATCAGCTCGTTTTGCAGAGCACCCTGAAAGAGGATCTGAGGCCGCGGGCAAAAGGCGGCCTCACCACGGCGATGGATCAGTTGAGGCGGCATCGTAGCGACCTTTACGAGAACGCCGAAGGTGCGTTTCGCGCCGGTCTGGCCGCTATACTCCTTGGGAATGCTGGTTTCGATCGCAAGATGAGCGTGACGGTTGTCCGCTCCGCCCGCTATCCGATCCTGATGCGCCTCGTAGAGATGATTGAAAAGTTCTTCTCAGGTCCTGACGGCGTGCGCTTGAGCGATGGCCACACATCCAATCGGCCAGGGCCATCAGCTGGATGTGCGGACGCTGCGTGAGGCGATTGGCCGGGCGCGGCAGAGGCTTTGGCGGGGCTTTGCTCCGAAGAGCCGCACATGGGCGATCACGCCGTGGCTGGATGGCTGGCACCGGCGAAACGAGAAGACGCCGTCACAAAGAGACATCTTGTAACCGGCCAAGGCAAGCCCGGCCGAAGCCTGGGCTCAGTCGGCCTCTCAGGTGAGGCCGGTGAGGTGCTGGCTGAGGGTCCACAGGCGTTTCGCGGCTTCCGGATCGACGGCATAGGCGCGCACGCCGGTCGTCAGACGCGTCGCGGGGTCTGCAGGGTCTTCGGCGGTTTCCGGCGCGATCGGGGCGATGTCGCAATCATCGCAATAGACGCCGCCCATGCCGTCGAGATCCGGGCTGACGGCACACCAGACCGAGGTCGCCGCCCCCTGCGGGATCGTCTTCAGCGAGCGGGCCGGATCGATGACCGGTTCACCGTTCTCGTCGATGGCGCCCATATCGCGCAGCCTCGACGGATCGAGATGGCGGCCGAGATCGGTCGCGACGATGCCGCCCGGATGCAGCGAGAAGGCGCGCACGCCGTGGCTTTCGCCGCGCCGGTCGAGCTCCAGCGCAAAGAGGATGTTGGCCGTCTTCGACTGGCCGTAGCCGAGCCAGGGGTCGTAGTCGCGCCGCTCGAAATTGACGTCGTCGAACACGACGGGCGAGAAGCGGTGGCCGCGCGAGGAGAGCTCCACGACGCGTGCGCCGCCGGCCGCGCCGGCTGCCTTCAGGGCTGGCCAGAGCCGCGCCGTCAGCTGGAAATGCCCGAGATGGTTGGTGGAGAACTCGGATTCGTAGCCGCGCGCATCGCGCGCCAAAGGCGGGGCCATGACGCCGGCATTGTTGACGAGAATGTCGAGTGCCCGGCCGGAGGCAAGAAAGGTCTCGGCGAAGGCATCGACGGAGGCGGGGTCCATGAGGTCCATCGGCGCCGAGGAGACGCGCGCAAGACCGGCGAGGGCGTGCTCGGCCTTTGCCTGATCGCGCACCGGGACGATGACTTCGGCACCGGCGCCGGCAAGCACGCGCACCGTCTCAAGGCCGATGCCGGCATAGCCGCCGGTGACAATCGCTGTTTTGCCGGAGAGATTGATGCCGGAAACGACCTCTTCAGCGGTGGAGGCGGCACCGAAACGGGAGCCGATCGGGGCCTGGGAACTGGGCATGGGGCGAGAACTCCGTTTGGGACGAGACCGGGAGATAGGGTCTCATTCGGGCGGCGGCTTGCCTGATCCTGTCAATTGCTTGTCCGCTTGAGCGAAGCTTCTTCGCCGGCCTCCCCCGGGCGGTGCTCCGAAACGTCTGCCTGAAATCAGCGGGAGAACCCATCATGAGTGCCCAGAAAGGCAAGGACCTGCTCCTGAAACTGGAGCGGGACGGACAATTCGTGACTGTCGCCGGGCTCCGCGCCAGGCGGATTTCGTTCAACCAGGCGAGCGTCGACATCACCAACACCGATTCCGCCGGGCGCTGGCGCGAGCTTCTGGAGGGCGCGGGCGTGAAACGGGCCGGGCTTTCGGGCTCCGGCGTGTTTCGCGACCAGGCGAGCGACGCGACGATCCGCGAGATCTTCTTTGCCGGCACGATCGTCGCCTGGCAGGTGGTGATCCCGGATTTCGGCACGGTGACGGGCCCGTTTCAGGTGACGGGGCTTGAGTATTCCGGCGAGCATGACGGCGAGGTCGCCTACGATCTGGCGCTGGAATCCGCCGGTGAACTCGCCTTTGCGGCGTTGTGAGCGGAGGCGGAGATGGCGAATTCCCATCGCGGCGAGATCGATGCGGTGCTCGGCGGCGAGACGCGCAGGCTCTGTTTGACGCTCGGTGCCCTGGCCGAGCTCGAAGCCGCCTTCAAGGCCGAGGATCTGGTGGCGCTCGCCGCGCGCTTCGAGACGGGCCGGCTGTCGGCCCGCGATCTCATCCGGATACTGGGGGCGGGTCTGAGGGGCGCCGGCGAGGCGATCACAGACGACGAGGTGGCGGTGCTGCGCGCTGACGGGGGGGCGGCGGGATTTGCAAAGATCGCCGCGGAGCTTTTGCGGGCGACTTTCGGGGCTCCGCAGATGGACGACGGCGGTTCCGACGCTCCGGGCGGAACCGCAAAAAACCCTCTTTAGCCGCAGACGGCAGGAAAGGCGGCAGGAAAGGCGGCACGAGAGAGGCCGCGAAGGCCTTTCCCTGGCAGGAGGCGATCGCCTTTGGCCTCGCCGTTCTGCGGCTTTCTCCACGCGATTTCTGGGCGATGACGCCGCGCGAGTTTTCGGCCTGCCGCTCGGCTTTGTTCGGCGCAGGCAAGACCCCACTCACAGCGGGGGAGCTCGCGCAGCTGATAGCGCGCTTTCCCGATCGGTAGGACATGATGGCAGACGATTTCGATTTCGGCTCGGACGAGCTCTCCGGAAGTGCTACGGCGCTTTCGGCGACGCTCGGCGACCTTCAGCATCTGGCGGACGGGTTCGGGCGCTCCATGACGAGCGCCTTCCGTCAGGCAGCGGTGGAGGGAAGGCGCTTCGACAGTGTCTTGAAGAGCCTGGCGCTCGGCCTGTCGGGGCGCGCGCTCACTGCCGCGCTCTCGCCGATCGCCGGCGGGCTGTCTGGCGCGCTTACTTCTGTGTTCGGCTCGCTTCTTGGTGGCTCGTTTGTGGGCGGTTTCGCCAAGGGCGGGGTGTTTGCGGGCGGCAAGGTCACGCCCTTTGCTTCGGGCGGGGTCGTCGCCGCGCCGAGCTATTTTCAGACGGGCAGCGGCATCGGCCTGATGGGCGAGGCGGGGGCGGAGGCGATCCTGCCTTTGCGGCGCGGCGCCGACGGAAGGCTCGGCGTTGCGGCCGCGGGTGCTGGGGCGCAGCCGGTCCACGTCACCTTCAACGTGACGACGCAAGATGCGGCGAGCTTCCGCCGGTCTGAAGCCGAAATGACGGCGATGCTGGCGCGTGCCGTGTCGCGCGGCCGGCGGGGGCTGTGAGCCGTCATGTCCGCGGGCTTTAACGAGATTTCGTTTCCGCTGGCGCTCGCTTTCGGCTCGTCCGGCGGACCGGAGCGGCGCACCGAGGTGGTGACGCTCGCCTCCGGGCGTGAGGAGCGCAACCAGCGCTGGGCGGATTCCAGGCGCCGCTACAATGTCGGCTCGGGCGTGCGCTCGCGCGCCGATATGGAACGGCTCATTGCCTTCTTCGAAGAACGGCGCGGCCGGCTCTATGGCTTTCGCTTCCGCGACCGCAGTGATTTTTCCTCCGCGCCGGTGCCGGCCGAGCCCGGCCCCTTCGATCAGCGCATCGGCACGGGCGACGGCACAACGGCGGAATTTCTCCTCGTCAAACGCTACGGCGACGGGCTCGCCCCCTGGCTGCGGGAGATCGAAAAGCCGGTTGAGGGCACGATCCGCGTTGGCGTCGGCGGGGTGGAGACGGCGGTGGGCGCGTTTTCCGCAGATCCCACCACCGGGCGCATCGCCTTTTCCTCCGGCCATGTGCCAGCGGCGGGAGCGGCGGTCACCGCCGGCTTTCTCTTCGACGTTCCGGTGCGCTTCGACAGCGACCGCCTCGACATCGACCTCGCCGCCTTCGAGGCCGGCGAAGCGCCCTCCGTTCCGATCGTGGAGATCAAGCCGTGAAGGATTTTTCCGCTGCGCTGACGGCGCATCTTGAAGCGGGCGTCACGAGCCTTTGCGCCTGCTGGACACTGATCCGCGCCGACGGGGTGAGGCTCGGTTTCACCGATCACGACCGGAGACTCGTCTTCGGCGGTGTCACCTACGAGCCGCAGAACGGGCTGACGGCGTCGGGTGGCGTCGCCCATGCGGGGCTTGAAGTCGGCGGCCTCGACGTCGCCGGGGCGCTGAGTTCGGACAGGCTGTCGGAGGAGGATCTTCTCGCCGGGCTCTATGACAATGCCCGCGTCGAGATGTGGCTCGTCAACTGGGCGGCGCCCGATATGCGCCATCTGATGCGGATCGCCTCGATCGGCGAGGTGACGCGCGAGGACCATGCCTTCAAGGCCGAACTGCGCGGGCTCGCGCACGCGCTCGACCAGGAGAGCGGCCGGCTCTTTGCGCATCTCTGCGACGCCGATCTCGGCGACAGCCGTTGCCGCGTCGATCTTGCGGCCCTGCGCGTCGAGGCGGTCGTGACCGCGACGGATGGGGTGGGCTGGATCGAGGCCGGCGAGCTCGGTGCGGAAGATGGGGTGCGGGATGGCAGCCTGGCGCGGGGGCTTCTGACGTTTCTCTCCGGGGCCAATCAGGGTCGTGCCATCGAAGTGGCGCGCCACTCTGTCGAGGGGACGGCGCACCGCCTGACGCTCTGGCAGAAGATGGAGCGGGAAATCGCCGTCGGCGACCGGGTTGCGGTGACGCCCGGCTGCGACAAGCGGCTGGCGACCTGCCGCGAACGCTTCGCCAACACGCTCAATTTCCGCGGCTTTCCGCACATGCCGGGCAACGATTTCGTCTGGTCGGTGGCAAGCGGCGGCGAGGTCAGCACGACGACGCCCTTCATCGGGCGCCCGGGCCCAAACGAATGAGGACCGAACGAGCAAGGGCCAGCGCATGGAAAAGGTGACGCGTGCGGCGATCTTGGGCGCGGCAAGGCGCTGGATCGGCACACCCTATCGCCATCAGGCCGCCCTGCGCGGCGTCGGTGCCGATTGCCTCGGCCTCGTGCGTGGCGTCTGGCGCGATCTTTATGGTGCGGAGGCGGAGACGCCGCCCGCCTATACGCCCGACTGGGCGGAGGCGCGGGGCGAAGAAACGCTGAGGGACGCCGCGCGCCGGCATCTCTGCGAAATCGAGATTTCAGCGGCGCGGGCCGGCGATGTGCTCCTCTTCCGCTGGCGAAGGGGGCTTCCGGCAAAGCATGCCGCGATCCTTACCGGCGAGACGACGATGATCCACGCGCATGAAGGGGCGGCGGTGGCCGAAGTGGCGCTGGTCGCGGCCTGGCGGCGGCGCATCGCCTATGCCTTTGCGTTTCCGAACCTCGACGACAACGATGCGGAGAAGGGCTGATGGCGACGCTTCTGTTGAGCGCGGCGGGCGCGAGCCTTGGCGGTCTTTTCGGCGGGGTCGGAGCGATCGCCGGACGCGCGCTCGGCGCGCTCGCGGGCTATGCGATCGACCGCAGCGTATTTTCCACCGAGCGCAAGGCGGAGGGCGCGCGGCTTTCCGACCTGACCGTGCAGAGTTCGACCGAAGGTGCCCCGATCCCGCGCGTCTATGGCCGCGTGCGTCTGGCCGGCCAGGTGATCTGGGCGACGGATTTCGAAGAAGTCGCGACGACCGACACGCAGCGCGCGGGTGGCAAGGGCGGCGGCAGCAAGGTGACGACGACCACCTACAGCTACTTCGCCAATTTTGCCGTGGCGCTGTGCGAAGGCGAGGTGGCGCATATCGGCAGGATCTGGGCGGACGGAAAGCCGCTCGATCCCTCACTCGTCACCTTGCGCATCTATAAGGGCAGCGAGGATCAGTTGCCCGATCCTTTGATTGCCGCGCATGAGATCGACCCACCCGCCTATCGCGGCACCGCCTATGTCGTCTTCGAGCGCCTGGCGCTTGCAGAATTCGGCAACCGCATTCCGCAGCTCTCCTTCGAGATTTTGCGGCCGGTCGGCAGCATCGAAAAGGATATCCGCGCCGTTTGCGTGATCCCGGGGGCGGGCGAGTTCGTCTACGACACCGCGCTTCGTCTCAGCGAGGGCGATCCAGGCACCTATGCCACCGCGAACACGTTTGCCCGCCGCGAGGAGGCGGATTTCGAGACCTCGCTCGACGAGCTCATGGATCTCTGCCCACGGCTTGAATGGGTGACGCTGGTTGTCGCCTGGTTTGGCAACGATCTGCGGGCGCCCGAATGTCTGATCCAGCCGATGGTCGACGATGCCCATAAGCGGATCTCCGGCGGCGACTGGTCGGTGGCGGGGCTCACGCGCGGCGAGGCGGAGGTCGTCTCCTATATCGACGGCCGCGCGGCCTATGGCGGCACGCCGAGCGATGAGACGGTCATCCGGGCGATCCGCGAGTTGACCGCGCGCGGCCTGAAGGTGGCGCTTCTGCCCTTCGTGCTGATGGATGTCGCGGAAGACAACGAGCTTCCCGATCCGCGCAGCGGCGAGGCGGGGCAGCCGCCCTATCCCTGGCGTGGGCGCATCACGCTCACCGTGGCGCCGGGGCGGGCCGGTTCGCCCGACAAGAGCGCGGCGGCGGCAGGCGAGATCACGGATTTTCTGGGCGAGGCGTCGCTCGGCCAGTTTTCGGTGGGCGCCGGGGGTGTTTTTTATTCCGGGCCCACGGAATGGCGCTATCGCCGCTTCATCCTGCACAATGCCCATCTGGCGAAGGCGGCGGGCGGGGTCGACGCGTTTCTCGTCGGCTCGGAAATGGTGGCGCTGAGCCAGATCCGCGGGCAGGGGAACCGCTATCCCTTCGTCGAGGCGCTGCGCGTGCTGCGCGGTGAATGCCGTCAGGTGCTGGGGCCGGCGACGAAAATCTCCTATGCGGCCGACTGGTCGGAATATTTCGGTCATCAGCCGGCGGATGGCTCCGGCGACGTCTTCTTCCATCTCGACCCGTTCTGGGCGGAGGCCGATTTCGTCGGCATCGACATTTACTGGCCGCTTGCCGACTGGCGCGACGAGCCGGGCCACGCCGACGAGGCTGCGGGGAGGTCGATCCACCGCTGCGATTACCTGCGCAAGAACCTCGCCGCCGGCGAAGGTTTCGACTGGTATTACGCCTCCGACGAGGACCGGAAGGCGCAGCGGCGCAGCAGGGTCACCGACGGGACGGCGGGAAAGCCCTGGGTGTTTCGCTTCAAGGACATCGAGAGCTGGTGGAAAAACCGGCATTACGACCGGCCCGGCGGCATGGAACAGGCGACGCCGACGCCGTGGGTGCCGTTTTCGAAACCGATCTGGTTCACCGAATTCGGCTGTCCGGCCGTCGACAAGGGCGCGAACCAGCCGAACGTTTTCTACGATCCGAAATCCTCGGAAGGCGCGCTGCCGCATTTTTCCGCCGGCGAGCGCGATGATCTGATCCAGCGCCGCACGATCGAGGCGCTTTTGTCCGCCTATGACCCGAGCCACGGCGAGTATGCGGGGATGAACCGGGACGGACCGAACGGCTTCCTGATGGTCGATCCGGCGCATCTGACGCTGTGGACCTGGGATGCGCGGCCCTATCCGTGGTTTCCGGCCCTTGAGGATGTCTGGGGCGATGCGCCGAACTGGCGGTTCGGGCATTGGCTCAACGGACGGCTGGGCGCCATGGACCTCGCCCGGCTGATCGAGGCGGTGCTGTCGGATCATGGCTTTGATGCGGCCGAGGTCGCCGATGTGCACGGGCTCGTGGAGGGGTTTGTCGTCAGCGATCGGACCTCGGCGCGCGCGACGCTGGAACCGCTTCTGTCCGCCTATGGAGTCGATGCGGCCGACGCCGGCACCAAGATCCGCTTCCGCGGGAGGGCGCGGCCGCTCGATGCGAGCCTGTCGGACACTTTGCTGATCGACGCGACCGACGCGCCGCTGACGACGCGAAAACGGGCGCAGGAGACGGAGCTTGCCGCGGAAGTGGCGCTGCGCACGCTGTCTCCCGACAACGATTACCGCATGGCGGCGGCGCATTCGCGCCGGCTTGCGGGACGAAGCCGCCGCGTTCTGACGCTCGATCTGCCGATCGTGGCGCGTGACGCGGAGGCCGAAACGCTCGCCGAGGCGATGCTCGCCGATCTTTGGCGGGGGCGCGAGGAGATTTCCTTCGTGTTGCCGCCGAGTTTTTCTGCGCTCGATGCGGGCGATGCGATACGGCTCACGCTGGAGGGGCGCTCCGACACGTTTTTGGTGACGCGGATTGCCGATGGCGAGGCACGTGAGGTGGAGGCGCGGCGGGTGACGCTGCGGCGCAAGGCGATGGTGCCGGCGACGCCGACCCCGCCGGGGATCGTCACGCCGCCGGCCTATGGGCCGCCGCTTGTGCATGCGATGGAGCTACCGGCGCCGGCCGATGGCGAGAAGGCGCATCAGCCGCGGCTCGCCGCCTTCGCCGAGCCATGGCCGGGCACGCTCGCCGTCTATCGGGGCGAGGCAGGGGGTGGTTTTTCCTTTCTCTCGACGATTGCGACCCGGGCCACCTGCGGCCGGCTCGCGACGGCTCTGAGGCCCGGCCCGCTCGGCCGCTTCGACCGTGCCAATGCGCCGGAGGTGATGCTCTATGGCGGGGCGCTCGCCTCGCTGCCGGAGATCGATGTGCTGGCGGGCGGCAATCTCGCGGCGGTCAAAGCCGATGATGGCAGCTGGGAAATTCTGCAATTCGCCACGGCCGAGCTGATCGCAACGCGCCGCTATCGTCTTTCTCTCCTGTTGCGGGGGCAGGGCGGCAGCGAGACCGCGATGGCGGCAGGTGCCCGTGCCGGCAATGCTTTCGTGCTGTTGAACGACGCCGTCGCCGTTTTGCCGATGGGGCTCGACGCGATCGGGCGGGAACAGCGCCTGCGCATCGGGCCGATCGCCGAAAGCCATGCGGCGGCGAGTTTCGTCGAGATCGCCGTCACGCCCGAGGGGCGGGGGCTAAGACCTGCGAGCCCGGTGCATCTGCGGGCAAGGCGCGTTTCCGCGACGGGCGATGTGGCGCTGTCCTGGACCCGGCGCACGCGCTTTGGCGGCGACAGCTGGGCGCTCGCCGAGGTGCCGCTCAACGAGACACGCGAAGCCTACCGCGTCGAGATCCTGGATGGTGGCACCGTGCGCCGGGAAGCGGAGACGGGGAGCGCGAGCTTTGCCTATGCCGCCGCCGACCAGCTCGCCGATTTCGGGGCTTTGCCGGAGGTGCTGTCCGTGCGTGTCGCACAGCTCTCGGAGACGATCGGCCCGGGCTTTGCGGCCGAGGCGACGCTTCGCCTCTGACGGGCGGCGGCGCCGAGACAAGGCTTTTCAAATACAGAGAGGGAGAGCGGCATGATCGCCGTCAAGGACCTGCGGACGATTGCGGGCGCGAGGGCGCGCGCCGGCATTCTGGAAGGCGTGGCCGAGGGGCTTGCCCGTCACGGCAAGGCTTTCGGGCTCGACCGGCCGGAGATGCTCGCCGCGTTTCTGGCGCAGGTCGGCCATGAGAGCGGGCGTTTCCGCTATCTGGAAGAGATTTGGGGGCCGACGGCGGCGCAGCGGCGCTACGACACGCGCACCGATCTCGGCAACACGCCGGAGGCGGACGGCGACGGCTATCGCTACCGCGGCCGCGGGCTCATCCAGGTGACGGGACGGGCGAATGTGGTGGCCTTTGCGGCCTGGGCGAAAGAGCGTTTTGCCGATGCGCCGGATTTTTCAGCCGAACCGGACGGTCTGGCGGCCTTTCCATGGGCCTTCGTGTCGGCGCTCTGGTACTGGGAGAGCCGCGATCTCGGCCGGTTCGCGGCAGCCGGCGATCTGATCGGCCTGACGCGGGCGGTCAATGGCGGGCTCAACGGCCTCGCCGACCGGCGGCGCCTTTATGTGCGCGCCGCGCTCGTCCTCCTCGGCCAGGAGCTGACGAAGGGGGCGGTGAAACGCTTCCAGGCCGCGCGCGGCCTCACCCTTGATGATATCGCCGGAGCGAAGACGCTTCGCGAACTGCATGTTGCGCTCTCGGAAATGCCGTTGCTGAAGGCTGGCGCCGCGATGCGGCCCGCGCTTCAGGCGGACCGCGTGGCCCCGCCCTGGGGCCTGATCTTTCTCACGCTTTGCGTTCTGGCCGCTCTCGCAGCGGCCATTTTTCTGTCTGGAGGAAAAATCTCATGACCACCGTCACTCAGCCGACGCTCCTGCCGACCAACAAGCTGACCGCGGCGACGTTTGCCGCCTCGCTCGCCAATCTCGCGCAGCTTCTCGTGGCGCGGCATTTTCCCGAATTTGCCGATCCGGAGATCTGGGCCCCGCTCGCCCCGGCGCTGGCGCTGATCGTCGGCTATTTCGTGAAGGACCGGCCGAATGCGTGAGGGGGAACACGTCAGTCATTGGAGGGCAGGTTGCCGATCGCGAGGTGATGTCGGGGCGCCATCCTTTCGTGCAGCACTCGCAAGATGATGGTGCCGGTTGACCCGTCGGAGAGAGCCCCGACCTTGAAATAGAGGCAATGTGCGGCGCCGTGGCGCCGACCCGCTGCAAGGGCGAGGTGGAAGAAGCGGACGTCTTTCGCCACATCTGAACGATCGAGAGTGCCAGGCCCAACGGGATCTTCGGCGATGCGCTCAATCCCCTTCCTGATAATGCCTGCGTAAGCTTCGGTTTGTTTTGGCCCGAAGAGCGTCAGCGTTTCCTGGAGAATGGCTTGGACGTCGTTCTCAGCAAGAAGCGTAAGCTCGTAGTTCAT